GCTTCTTCTTCTGAATAAACACCCCATTCATAAGCCTTTATTAATTTCAATACACATCTATCTCTACCTCGTTTTTCAGCCATACAAGCTAAATATCTTGATGTACAATTACTTTTATCTGCTTCACCAACTGAAGTAATGCTATCTAAAACATAACCTTCTTTATCTTGTTTAACCATTGTAATTAAAAATTTACAAGAAGTTTCAGATTGATAAATAGATTCTATTTTAGATAATTTAATGTTTTCTATATGTGCTATCTTTGTACAAGCATCGTGTGTTAATATCCAGTTATTATGACATTTCCATAAATCTACTGGATTACCATCTTTATCCTTACCAACTAACTTGTACTTTTTACCTAGTTCTGCTATTGTCATTACTTCTCCTCACTTTTTTTAAATCCACTACTCATACCACATTCAGCACAATATCCAGTTAAACTATTTTGTTCAATAACTGAGTTCTGAACTGGTAAACCATCACAACATTCACTAACATATTCAACATCTTTTTTTAAAATCTTTTTTAGATCAGGTGAAATGTTAGCATCATTAAATATCATATCTAATATATCCATTATACAAACTCCCTATTTAGTGGATATGCTCTATGCCCTTTAAAATCAATATTAATATGAAATATGGTGCTATCTACCTTTGCAACTATCTTTGTATCAGTTACAAAATATCCACCATATAATCTTATATCTACACCTAGATTGTCTAAGAATTTTTTGATTTTATTATTCATTGTTACTCCTTTGTTTTTCCCTAGTAAAAGGAAGTGGCTTAAGCCACCTCCTTAATATTGTTACACATAATTTTTCTTATTTCCCAAAATTTATTATGGTATCTTTGAGGGATGCTGATAGAACTAATCCAACTTTTATGTTTACTAAACTTTTTTACCTGATCTAAAGCAGTATCACAAAAATTACATAACCATTTTTCTAATGATGTATCTTCATTAATATAATTTCCATCTTCAAAATTATCGTCATATTTAACATTGCATTTACAGCAAGTTTCTTTTTTTATTTTTCCAAAATCTTCATCTTTTATGTTTACACTATATTTCATTGTTTGATTAATCATATCAACTTCTTTGTTGTGTATGTCTATCAAAAAGAATAATTCTTTTTTTTCTTCTTTTGTAAATGGTTTGTCTAAACTATGTTTTTTTACTTTCTTCATTTTGTTACTCCTTTGTTTTTTCCCATTGCTGTCGCCTTGACAACACTATATATTACAAAATAATATTAATATAAACAAATAATTTTTTTAAGTTTTTAAAAATAATTATAGTAATTATATAGCAAAATCCCTCATAAAAAAGGATTCTGCTGGTATTGAGTATGTGAGGTAGAGGAAGTGTTTTTAGATTTGCTCAGTTAATGTTAAGCTAATATTATATAAATTTGGACTTTTTTGAGTTATCTTGTAATTCTTATTCATTCTTACAATAGCAAATTGATCAGGTGTAGGATTGTCTTTGTCTAGTTGTAATACCATTGGTAAATGTGAACTCATACATTTGTTCACTACTGTTGTGAAGAAATCTAAACCATTATTAATATTGTATAAACTATCATTGCTATCTGTTGTATCAAAATTATCATAATTATGCTTCCAGCCATTGTCATTCATCATATTGTTCTGATTCATAACATATTTAGGTGCTAAACTATCAAAACTTAAATTCCAACTTCTTCTACCTGATCTTCTTTGAAAATTGTCACCACGTTCATTGCCTAGTCCAAATGGTTCTGTAATCCAATTATTTGTTTTAGTCCAATTAGCAGTAGATATTGTTTTACCTGATCTTGTTTGTTTTTGTCTAATACCATAATCATATGTAGTTGATGTGCTTAAATTGCAATTTTGTGGAAAATCAAAGTATTTACCAAATGCTATGCTGCCTAATAATATTGGTAATTCATTAAAACCATTTTCTGAATCTAATTCTAATTTTAATTTATAATCATCTGCTGCACCAGAACCTTGTAATTGCATAATAGAAAATCCATCATATTCTGGTACTGATTCTGGTGTATGATTTATTATATTTGTAGTTTGAATAGCTGATTGACTACCAAAATCATTTCTTCTAACTATTCTTGGTATTACTCCAGCTGATGCAAAATTATGACCTAGAAACATTGCATAGTTAAAATTCCATAAATTACTTTTTAATAAATCAGTAAAATTATCTGATTCTGGAACAAGTCTATACGTTAATGCTGTGATATTTTGCAATGGATTTAATATAGTAAAGTTTGAAGGGTCTAGCTGCAACAATCTATATAAATCTTCTTCATTATTATTAGCTTGATAAATATTTACAGAATCTAATGCACCATTAGCATATTGAAATAGTGGATATGATACATATAGTCTTGGTGTTGTTGCTGTTTGATAATGTGAATTAGCCATAATTATTTTTTCCTGATCTCTTTAATTGTTGTAAATGTGTTATTTTCTTCATCTAATGTTGATTTTCTATATATATATGATTTTTTATTATTATTACCATCAAAAGTTAAGTGATTCCAGTTTGTATCAATAAAATCATATGTTCCATCTAAAGTATTATATAATTCTAAAGCTAATTTATTAATGTAAATATTATGTTGTTTTAAATCATCTGTTAATAAAATGCATTTAGTTATCATTGCTCTACCTTTATAGCTAAACAAATCAGATAAAATATTTTCATCTTTTATTAATTTAGTTATTATTATTTTATTATTTCCATTTTTAACAATATAACTTTGAGGTAAAGTTGATGTTATGTTTATAGTTCCTATATATTCTATTTCTATACATTGATAATTAATATCTGTAACAATTTTAACTATTTTTTGTCCAACATTTAAATTGCCTTTATATATTTTGTTATTATTCATTATAGTTTATTATATTAATCATTGAAATTATATCTTGTGAATTTACATTTTTATCTTCTTTTAATGTACCATCACTTCTAAATTGCAATCTTTCTTTTTGTAAATTTGTTAGCTGCTGACCACCAGTAATGTGATTAATAATTAAATTTAAATCTTCTAAATCAATTATACCATCTGCATTCAAATCAAAATATGGTATTTCTTGTCCACTATTTACTGTTGCATTTGGATTATAATTCCAACAAGCTATGTTTTCTCCATTAGTAAATTTTGCATAGCTATCAATATTTGTATTACCAATAACTTGATAATCCTGATCAGGTAAATCAAATCCGTGATTACCATCTGTTCCTAAATAGTGTAATTGATATGCTTTGATTTCAATGCTGTCTACACCTATGTTGGTTTCCATAATAATCCATAATGGATATATTGGCTGACCATTTGCAAAATCTACCTTACTATAATCTATGTTAAATATTCTTTCATTATTTATTAATGGTATGTGTATTTTGTCACCAACTTCTAAATCCATATAGTTTAGTGGTAATTTCATATTGACCATATTGTGTGGATTGCAATTATTCATTAATGTATAATTAGCAAAATCATCAACACTAGCAGTATCTGTATGATATTTTAATTGTATATCTTTATGCCCATCAATAGGTAATATGTTATAATTATCATAACCACTTAAGCTGTAATTAGGAAAAATATCATCTATTGATTTATTTATTGTAAAATTATATTTTCTTTGTCCATAATCATATCTATAAAACATTGCAACTGAAGTTACAATATCTTCTCTTTTTGTTTGTTCAAATTTATATGTCAATACATCATTTACATTAATAATTCTATCTATATCATTATATGTGTATGATTCTTTTATAGTTAATAAACCAAATCTACCATCACTTGTAAATCTAGGATATGATTTTGATTCTTTTAATATATCTTCTATTAATTTTTTCCCTTCTGTTTTTTTATTAACAGAAAATCCCATTTCCCAATTATGTGAATTTCTAGATTCTATAATTGAATCCATATCAAATTTATTGTAATCAGGTACGATAATATCAAATCCAGCTACCTGATCAGAAAATAATTTACCATATTCCATTTCATTAGTTAAAATATTCATTACAATATCTGATGGTTTTTTTATAATTCCATCAGTTTGTGTATTA